ACTAGGTTCCAGTATTTCACCTCCAAGAAACTGTGTAGTAGTTCCTATTTCCTCGGCATTATCTGGATCTTCAGAGGCAAAAGATATGCTATATTCGCCTTTTTGTCCCGGTAGGTTTTGCATTACCAATTGGGCATCCGTAAACCTTTTGCGCTCCATGGTACCCAAATCATAGCCACGGGTAATAAGCCTTGAGTTAATTATTGGTGTTACAACAACACTTGATGTGTTTGACACGCTTAAACTATCGTTTGATGTGTCCGCTGCTTCCATTTGGTGCAATCCACCATTTGCGGTTACGGCATAGATGTTGTCGCGCACTTCTGCGCTACCAATTACGAAATTTTCGATCAAAAACCTCGAATCACCGAAGGTATCCAACGATTCCCATCCTTTATTGAGGAAATTAAACACCAAGATTGCATTGTTGCCACGCGCATCCCCAATGCCGGGGGCTGAATCTAGCGGGACAGCAAGGTAGTATCGGTTATCAAACAGTACTCCTACGGCTCGGTCGGCATAATTCTTGTTGATGCGGTCGATGTAAGGCTGAATGTTCTTAGAAATTGGTTCTTCGGCCCCACGGAGGTTATAATCGTTGAGGAACTCGACGGCATAGACCCCATCGTCAGACAGAAACATGACCATGTTGCCACGGGAAACTATGGTCCTACGTGCCAAGCATCCAACCTCGGAGGTCAACTCCGTAACTTTGGTGTCCAGTAGGCTTCCAACCGTACCAGAAATAAGGTGCAGACTATTGCGGTTAAACACGATCAGAGCATCATCGTAGAACCCGTGCATCCCAACTACATAGTCAGCAGTGCCACCGCTGATGCGGAACTGGTTTTCGATCTGGTCGAAGGTCGTAGTGTCCAGAATATCCGAAACAGCGATCTCGTCTGTGATCTTGGTGCTGGTGTAGATAGGTGCGTTGTATGGTCCAGACTGGTTGTAGTAGTGTGGAACCCACAATCTACGCTGGAAGTACACACCCCAAGGCGCACCGGGTTGGTGTATGAATCCGCCACCTACGCTAAACCTGCCACCGAATTCAAAAGAATCAGAAGATGATGTATTGTAGTCCCCAATAGGAGCGTACCACTTAATTGTAGTGGTCGTTGCCTCGGTCACATAGTACTCATTCCCAACCATCCCAGAAAGCTCTGGTGTTGCGGACTCACGAACTACGATGATGTCTCCAGCCCTAACGGTAACATTGCCAGTAACTGTGGCAGTAACCAATCCAGAAACAACATCGACATCTTTTGCTTGGATATTGAATGTCTGTGGTTGGGTGTATGCTCCTCCGGGTGATAGGGTGAACCCATCGGTCATGGTGGCAGCAGAAACGCCAAATGTCGTGCTTGTCGATATTCCAGAGGCTACAAATGTAAATGTGTCTTGATTCGTAACAGAGGCTACAACATAGGTTCCATTTGGTGGTGTTCCTCCAGTAAGTCCAGCAATGGTAACAGATGCACCAGCAAGCAACCCATGCTCTTTGACATTCATTGTGACCACCGTATTGGGACTCGCGGTGGCATTGGAAGTTGCAGAATCAATCAAACGCCCATTTGGATACCACTCAAACGCCTGCTGCCCATCGCGGAAGAGCATCACCTTGTCAAACACCTGTATCATGTCGGTGTCGGCTCCTAGGGCTTGTCCGGGAGGGTAGGGGATGTTCGTGACGCTGTAGTCCGCTAGATCAACCTTCTTGGCTACCGTATCCAAGGCAATAATGACGTACTCCTTGTTGCCAGTATTGGGGTCGCTGAACAGGCAGGATGCTCGGACGTTGGCGTTTGCCGCATCGTTGATCGGCATCTGGGACAAAGTGCCAGTAGTGTCAGTTACCGATGTCACTCCCGCAACTGTGTACTGCAACGTATTTGCGTCAAAATACGACAGCAAGTAATCTCCATTAACCGCAGAATCCAAACCACTTATGGTTGCCCAACCAGTAGATCCTGCCTCAAATCCATGAGCCGTAACTGTAATGCGAATAGTGCCGGTCGTTGGGACTGTCACACCGCTAATAGTCTTGGGAGAGTCTATCAGATAGAATGGTAACTGCAACGGAGTCCCACCAGTAGTAAACGCACTGGTCTTCTCCACGATCCCCTTACGAGGCCTCCAGTAACCCTCCATGCGCCCATTCAAGGACTCCCTTACCTCACCAGGCTGCAACTGGTTAAGCTGCAACCTCTGGTTCACGCCAACAAAACGCCGATCGACATCTTCGCCAATCGCATCATCCATCGCACTACCGCTCTGGGCAAACTGCGACATTATTCAAAGTAGGCAATAACAACGCCAGAGGTTACCGCAACCGACGAGAATCGGCCACCAATGCCCAACCCAGCAGGAAGGGTAATGGACTGCAAACGGGTCGGGTTAAGCACATTGCCAGACGCACTAGCAACCGTACTCAACACCGCGTCATTCACCACTTGAATCCAGCGGATGTTACCAGAGTAGCTATGGCCAGCACCCAATACGGTACTGCCGTTCTGTCCTTGGAGATCGTATGCAACAGGGGTAGACATAAATAATTAAAGGTACACCCCCACACACCGTGGAAGTTCAACCAAATCCTACAGAAATCCACAATAATGTCAACAACATCGTTATCCATCATTCTAACCACAGCATCAACCACTATCGCTGTCATCAAACTACTAACGCTAATATCCGCCCTTTAAGCATTTTTTGTGGGGCTGGTTGACCGCTACAGAAATAATCGACCGACGGGATCGCGACCCCCTCCCCCCGTGTTGCGTGCTTGGCTTGCGTGTTGCGTGTCGGTGCCTTGCGTTATGCCTTGCGCTGAATCCTTAGCGCCGTGGTAATGATTAGTCGCTGGCCTTGGATTGCGTGCTAAATCATTATCGTCGTGCTACACAATAGGTTGATGTTCGCGTGAACACTTGGTGCCTGGTCTCCGTATGTTGTGCTTAATTCCCAATTTGCCAATAGCTGACAATAAAGAAAAAGCTTGACGGATTTTGAGCCATCTGTAGAATTCGCTCCAGCGAAATCCCCTTCCGTAAGCCATTCGACCATAGGAGAATGTGCGCACGGGCATGATCATGGGAATGCATTGATTAAGCAAATGATTCCCGCGCGTTATGGTTTTTCCTTGTGAATGGGGAATGGATTTCCCAGCTATGTGGTTTGATTCGCTGGCCTATCTGTTCCCTTGGCTTGAATGCTCTGCTCTCGGTTTTCATTCATCACCTAGCGTTCAAAGGGAATGTTCCTTGCGTTCTGATCGCTGGCTTGCCTTGGTTTCCGTTTCCCTAGGGCGCGGGAAATTGCATCTCTCCGTGATTTTTCTTCATGGCTTGTGATTGCGTGAAACGCCTTGTTTTAAAGGGTTTCGCTTGGTGTCAATGCTAAATCTCAAAAAAAGTTTCATCTTTTCTTCACTTTTTATTGGCAATTCTGAATCCATATTCTAGATTGCTTTCGTTGCCAGCAACCACGGCACACTTCAAACCATGAACAAACCAACAAACAAACCATCGGTCGGCATGACCTTTATCCATTGCGGGCAAGTCTGCCGAATCGTCAAAGTGTATCCATTCGGCACCATGGATATCAAATCGCCAAGCGGTCGCCGCTTTCGCGTCACTGGCTTAGGCTGGCTTTAACTTTAATTCATCAAACCATGAGCAAACAAACAATCGCAATTCGTCGCCGTCTTATCGCGGCCATGTCCGAGGGACTCGCAAGCGTCCCTGATGAACAATTCAATCGCATCGCGCGGGCTGTCGCCTATCTTACTCGCCGCATGGAAAGGGGTGTGGCATGAGCATCACCATAAAAAAGACACTTGACCCTTTGACCCGATCAAATGGTTTCATGGCGATCATCGAAAACATGGATTCCGCCTTTGCCTTCTCCGAAGGTGAGGCTGTCGCCAAACTATTGAGCCGCCACAAAGGCCATGATTTCGCCGTCAACTGGTCAAATGGTTCACTCACGATTTACAGAAAGGAAAAGCGATGAATGAAGAACCCATCACCCTTAAAACATACGCGCTTGGCATTGCCTTGCTTGCCATTATTATCCTCGGTCTTGCCATTCAAGGCGGTGCTTGGGGGCCGTCCGATCTTGAACTTTTCAAACGCGCGGCGGGACTTTAACCAAACCAAACCCCAAACAGATGAAAATCGTATTCAACGCAATGATGCCAAACCGTGAAGTTTCCGACATGATTGGAAAGGCAGTGATGGAATACGCCGAGACTGGCGTTTTTCCTAGTGAGCTTGAGGATCTTTTCGCGGTGGAAATTAAGTCAATTGACGGAAACAAAGTAGCAATTGTAAACCCCGCTTAAACTTTCCCAATTTTCCGCTTGTCACTCTCCGATTTGTTGGCAAGCTATCCACAAGCAAACGCTCCCCGCGATGCAGGGGCAAGCCAAGTGATATTATGGCAACCTAGAAACAAACGAGGCGTGACCCGCGATGCAGGGTGATAAACTAACCTTAAAAAATAGATACAACGATACAAAATGAAAACTACACTGACAACCTACCAAGCCGCCGACATCCTTGCCAACGACGAGGATTCAAGCTTCACCCGTGCGGGTGCTCTCGCCCTTGTGGAGCATCTTGAAAACATCGAGGACGAAACGGGCGAGGAAATGGACTTCGACAGCGTCGGCATCCGATGCGACTGGGCGGAATATGTGAGCCTTGTCGACTGGGCGGACGAATTCTATGGAACAGACAGAGATGGTCATGATTGGAAATGGCATCTTTGCATCACGGGCGACATGGATGACGACGAAATCGACGACATCATCCGCGAGCGCATCCGTGAAAGCGGGGAGCTGATCGAATTCGACGAGGGCGTGATCGTCTCCAATTTCTAACAAGTCGAAACGCCGCAAGGCGTCCACGGGTGATGCCCGTGCTGATGAGACTAACAACCAACGACAACGACATGACAACGACAACGACAACGAAAACGACCGTCGCGGCCATCTACGCGCCCGGCAAGGCATTGTTTGGCGACGACCTGCTCGACCTCACGGGGAAAGCATGGGATCGAGGGGTCAACCTATCCGGCGCGGATATACGCAAGGCGTGGCCCGCTGATGGGGGCGGCGTGTGGATAGACGGTGCTTGTGAGAATAAGCATTACAACGCAAACGGAAACATCGAAAACTAAGCCATGACAACGACAACGACACATACAAGCGGCCCTTGGTGCATTCACCGAGGCTATACAAACGCGGGAACAATAAGGTGCGCCGACAATGGGGAAAGCTGGGATTTCACCCATACCCACATCGGCTCAGGCGATACGATCATCGCGCAAGTCCAACACCAGACGAAAGATAGCGGGTGGCCTCATGTCCACGACGTGGAGGAAATGTGGGCAAACGCCCGACTCATAGCAGCCGCGCCCGAAATGCTCGATGCACTCCGTAGATTGACCCACCCAATGGCGAGTGACGAAGACCTCGAAAATGCGCTTGCCGTGATTGCCAAGGCGGAAGGGAGGGGCGCATGAGCCGCTTTGATTCCGAGGGACGCTGCGAGCTTTGCAGTGGGGGATGGCTTTGTGACCCATGCAAAACCGACAACCGAGAACGAGAGCGGAAACGATCCGAGGCTATCAGTAGGGGCGCAAAGGCTCACCGTGCTTGGGATGTGGCGCGGACTTGTTCCCGCTATCAGCTGGCAAGCGATGAATTTTTTAGCCGCGAACGCAAGGCAATTGCAATTATGGAAAGGGGTGGCGCATGACAACCGCTAAATGGCAATGTTCCCGCTGTGGGCAA